CTTGATAAAACCGTTTCCGGTGATTACCTTCCACCACTCAGCACGTGAGTAGTGGTAACGAAGTTTCTGAGACTCTGAAATTGACTGCCACGCTTGCTCAGCAGCATAAGCCGACCTGACATCTTCATCCTCTGCGGTAGCCGGGACAGCCACTGCGTTAGGGATAGCCGACAGGAACTGGGACATCTCAGAGCGGGCAAAGGCGCGAATACGGTTTACCGTCTTACGCTGAGAGTAGTAAGGCTTCTTTGGAAGAACAAGCTTGCCTTGGAAACCTTCTGGGTACTGAGAAGTAGTTTGCTCTACCCACTGCTGACCATAGAACATGGCCATGTTGGTGTACCACTGAAGTTGACGCTGAGTACGAGCTTGTTTAGCCTTTGTGTACTCTTGCTTTACCCAAGCCGCTAGAGCCGAAGCATCCTTAGACTGGATGAACTTGTCGAGGTTAAACCCGTCGTCAGTTGGTAGCTTCGTCGGAGTTGAAGAACTCAGATTCGATTCCGAGTTCGGCAACTTCTGCGAAGAAGGATTGTTCATACTCACTTAGGGTATCCTCTACGTTTCCAGAGCGTTCTTCGATTCGGGCAATTTCGCCTTCGTCTGATGGGTCAAAGCTATCAAACCCATCATAGCTTGAAGATTGCGTCATCGTCGCTAACGCTTGGAATGTCATCGGGTCCTTCGACACTAGAAGCTGCGACAATCTTTCCTCCCGATTTCCGCTTTCGTGCAGGAGTTCCTTGTACGTTGCCAGAATCGCCATCTGAGATTCCAGATTCGAGTCCTGAGAATCCTTCACTGTCCGCATCAACTTCCACGTCACGAACGACAGCAGAGTAATCGGGAGCAGACAGGCGACTAATAACAGCAGTAAGTTTTCCATTGAGTTCGGCTCCTTCGTTTAGGCCATCTTTGTAGCCCAAGTTGTAAATTTCTAGCTCGTGCAGGTTCTTTTCCTGCGCGTTCTTGTTTTCAAGAAGTCCGGCAATCTCTGCCATCTCCTTGATGGTTTCTATCGACAGGTAGACACGTCCACGCATTTCAAACGTGACGTTCAATCCGGTGTCAATAAACGGACCGTTTGGAGACTTCGTAATGAAGTCAACAGCGGGTTGTAGCGTAGGGGCTTCAACAACTGCCCAACGTCGTGCGTCTTCGCCTTCAAAAGCCATCAGTAATTTCCTTCGTATAGGTCGCCCATTGATTCGGTTGTTTCCCACGGAATAGATTCCGTTCGATAGTCGTCTACGAAAGTGACGTTTGGGTCGTTCGTCATCTTCGCCAGTAAGTCCATATATGGAATTGTAGTAGGTATTTTGTCATTCGGGGTAAGTTCACGACCATCGTTAGGGCGCAAGTCCGGCATGAGCGTCATAAAATACCTCAATGAGTCGGATGCGTGGTCATCCTTTTTGTGGATTTCTTCCTGCTTGTTCATGGCGTATGCCTGCTTGTCGGAAGAGTAAGTTGCCCAGCGCAGTTTCTTGAGTTCGCGGATGAGATTTACACAGTTTTCAGTAACCGTCCAAGTGGGGGTTCCATTGGCGCGAATCCGCATGTACTCCTGCATTTTCTCAATACCAATCATCACGGCACGAGGAACTCCATCCACAGCGATATACACACCCTGCTCGGCGTATGCCTGAAGCACAGAAGTTCCAGTAATGCCAGAAGTCTGCTTCAAAGCTGGGTCACCTGTGCGCATGTCACACTCTTTGCCCCACGCCTTTTCTCGCTCCAAAATAGTAGCTGCGTGCTCGGCTACTGTCGTGTTCGACTTGTAGCTCTCGGCAAAGGTAACAATGTCGCCATTTGGGGCTACAGCGTGCCACAGGATAGCTGTGGGGTTGTTCCAGCCGTGGTCAATCGACATGTACCATTCCCAGTCCTTTGGGGGCAGGAATTGCGGCTTGATGTACAGCTCTGATTGCTGAGCAAAGTTGGGGAATACCAGACCAGAACGAGCTACGAAGCTACCCTTTTCACGTACCTCTCGCTCTTCCTTATCCATACCCATCATGTAGAAGTCCATGTCGTCTTCTTCGGCCTCGATATAAGGGTTTTGCTCAGCCGACAGTTGGAACGTAGCGATGTCCCCATCTGGGTTCTCTAACGCAGGTTCCCACAGCAGGTCATAGGTCCAGCCCATACCCTTGGTTGGCGTAGCCGCAATAACCCACCAGCCGTTGTAGTCAATCAGACGCATCATTGACTCGTTGAAGATGTTCTGTGGAGGCTCTTCATCAAAGAAGATGAGGTGTCTGGGCACACCACCAAGTTTCATCATGTCCATACCCCATGTAACAAAGTCCATTGTGGACCCATTCGACAAGGTAAGAATCAGGTTCTTGGCATCCCAGCTCTTGTCCCACGAGCCGTCTACAAGCATCGAGGAGGTCATCCAGCGCTTGAGCTTGGGCAAGATAATCTGCTCAACACCCTTGGCTATGTCCACTACGACAAAGCGAACCTGAATAGCTCCCTTACCCCAACTTTCTGGGCGCTCAATATATGGATGGGTATTTGTTGCCCACCAGATAGCCTCTACGACTTCAGCGTCTGTCTTTCCACCACGGTTACCTCCCGACAGGAAGCGTCCACGTTTAGCCGTCTTGTGAAAGCGTTCTTGCTCGGGATACGGCTTTTGCCCGTAAGCAAGAATGTTCGGCTTACGTATAGAAGAATCGAGCTCTTCAAGCGCAAGGCTAAAGAGGTCTGTAAGAGTCGGTTCGTTTTTCTTAGCCATTATGCGGTGGAGTTGTCCGTAGCTCCGAGCTTTACAAGAATCTGGTTGATGCTTAATCTCCAAGCGTCCGAGCCACGAGAACCACTGATGGTATCTCCTGCAAGCAGAAGCTCAGAGTCTCCACCATCATGTCTGTGGTTTCCGGGAGCTGCCTGAGTCGGGGAAGGGCCTAGTGTGTGGTGCAAAGCTTCCGCACGTAAATCAGTATCGGCGTTGGTGTGAAAGTCGTCGACTTCCTGAGACGTGGCCTTAGCCGCGTTGTCCGGTTTTACTTTTCGGTCATAAGAACCGTATTGCTTCATGTCAGCCATGCGCCTAGCTTACCAGAAATAAGAAATCCTCCGAGAATACGCCTCGGAGGATTTCTAGTTGTTGCCGCACCCCTGCGGGGTGTTTAGTCTACTGGCAGGAATCGCACTGCATGGCATCCATAGGGTCTACCGGGCAAGCGTATCCGTCAACGATGTCGTTTTCCATTATTCTCCTACTTTAAATAACTGAACTGATGTTGGTCCCTGCTGAACGGCTGGAACTTCTACAACTTTTTCTGGAAGTTTTACATTAGCAGCAGCCAAGATGTTGCTTCCAAGTCCGAGGATAGCAGCCGACAGGAGCAGCCACTGCTGCATGTCTTCCGGCGCTAGGAAACCTGCGGTAACAAGTAGTGGCAAGGCAGCGCTGATAACACCGTAGATGTATGTGCGTACCTGTGGGGTCAGAATTTTCATTTGGTGTCCTCTGGGTAGTTTGCCTCGATAGAAGCAATAATTTCTGCCTTGGTGGTTACGTCAGGCGCGGGAGTTGGGGAAGGGTTGCAGCAGTCAATCTTGTCCGCAATAGCCGTAGCCAAAGCATCGACATCAATCTGTACGTTACCGAGTTGAGCCACAACAGCGGTAGCGATTGCGTTAGCGTCTACTGTCAATGGAAGCACTGTAGCGAAACGTGCTTTGAAGTTAGCAAAGTCTGCTTCAGTAGCAAACTTCCATGTCTTAAGGTTTGAATCAATTTGAACATAGTCAGGCATCTCAGCGATGTGGCTGTGCACACCACTTGCCATGTTCCAAAGATACGCAATACCCGTATCAATGTTTACTTTTGCGTACATATCGTCATCTCCGGTTGGAATGGGTTGGGAAGTAAAGGAAACCGTCTGTAGGCCATTGAGGTCTTCCGACCAACCTTCGTAGGTTAAATTATAGGCTCTTGCCATGTGGTCTATGTCATTGAACCAAGCTTGTCCGTATCCGCTAGGAGGACTCGATAGTATCTTGTGTCGTCCCTCTTCAGGAATCCAAATAGCAGCGCAGGCGTGTCCCCAGTTACGGTACTCGCCGTTTATAGTTCCCCACCACGTGTACCAGACAGGAACGCTCACACCTTCAGGAAGGCTTCTGTCGGCGTGCTTAAGACTTGTAGCTACCCACGCATCGTAGGCACAGTAATAACGTGCCGGAGCTCCGAATACTGCTTGAGTAAATCGAAGACACCAACCGGCTTGGTCCTGTACTGACGTATTTGGACCAGCTAACTGAGTCCAGCCCATTAGAACTTGATTGCGTAGTTCATTACGCGGTAAGGCTGAAGGTTAGTGTGTGCCGCAGAAGCGTTAGCTGCGCTGTTGTTCTGGATGCTAATTCCAGTAGAAGTAAGACCCGTACTTGCGTTTCCGGGAACTACGTCGCCAGAACCGACCAAAGCGTAGTTACCAGCGCCCATTCCAGAACGAGCCGTTGACATGTAGTGCTCGTGCTGTGGGTCGTTTACGCCGTGGCTGTGAGCAGGAACACCAGACTGAGCTGCGGTCAGAGTTACAGCTTCTTCACCACCGGCAGCGTTAATGGAAGCAAAAGTACCAGAAGCTGCCTTACCAACAACTACGCGACCCTTAAGGTCTGGCACGCCGAATGACACGCCTGAAGTTCCACCAAAGGTGGTTCCGATGGCTGCTGCCAAGTCCGGGTAGTTACCGTTGGGGTATACCGTTCCATCACAAATAAGCCATCCAGTAGGGGCAGTGGCTGTAGCGACGGTGATGATAGCTCCGACAGGGGTTCCAGCGAACTGAATCCAAGAAGAAGTAGTCAGGTCCCAGATGCGCTGGTTCAGCGTGTCTTTTTCAAAGATGAGCTGTCCACCGAAAGGAGTGGATGGACGGGTTGTCGAAGTACAGACAAAAACGCCAGACGCAGAGTCAATCTTGTCCGAGTTAGCGTTAAGTACCGCAATGTCTACGGTATCTACGTCGGCTGGCTTTACCAGACCAAGCTTAGTTGTAGTGGTTGCCACAAAAATCTCCTAGGGGTTCAATGCTTCAAGTGTACCGGCAGCGAGAGAAACTTCACTCATAATTGCCTTTTTGACTTCAGGGTCCTTCACGTGTTTGATAACTGCTTCAAGCAATGTCATCACAACAACCTTGGCATCCTCAGCAGCCATCGCGTTGGGGTTCCAACGGCCGGAGATTTCAAGAAGCTTTTCTATAGCCCTATCTTCGCCAGCAGCAGCTTTACCCGAAAGCGCCATGAGTGCAGGGGCAACGGCTTCCTGAATGACTGCCTCCGCCGCATCGTTGTGCGCCTTCCTAAATAATGGCTGCTTCAACCACGCTTGGTAGCGGGGCATGGGTACGCCGAGCTCTTTCAGCTTCACGCCGATGCTTCGACGGTCAGTGAAATCCTGAAGTTTCAACAAAACGGATTGTTGCTCTAACGTCAGCCCTGCGTCTTCGTCCCATTCGACACCACGGTAACGTAGCGCCTGTTTGAACTCATCAGTCAGCATCAGCCTCGAATATGTCTTTGAGGTGATACTGGCGTGAATCTTCGTCAAGTCAGTAGTTGTCGGTAACTTTCCAGTTTGCCTATAGAAAGTATATGCCGCAGCTACGGCGTTACGGAACTGCTCGTCGGTAATTCCATCCGGTGTCTTAACAACTTGGAAACCCTTTTTAGGGTCACGCACCATAATGCTGTCGTTTGCGACAAGAAAGTTTTCAGCCATTGCACACCTTACAATTTCCCGTGCAGTCTTCGCACGTGTCTATTTCCAAAACTTGCTGAGTATCCAAAAGAATCCGACACCAATCACAAAGAACAAGGGGGTGAGGTATGTGAGGTTATTCCAGATGTCATAGTCGTCCATTTTTGTCGGTCCATTCTGCTTGTTTATTTTGTAGTTCATTAAGGTCTTTGTAGCCTACGTCGCTGAGAGCCCCTAATAGGGATAACGGCATGAGGCGTTGTTCTCCACGAATGTATCGCAGAATCATAGCGGGCGGCACTTTCAACTTCTTAGCGAAGCCCTGCACACTACCTACAGTGTCTTTGACAAAGAAGTGCATAGGGCTGAACTCGTCAGTGAAGCGAATCCCGACAGAAGGCAGTTTTACCTGTAGCCGTTCCAGCTTGCGCCACTGCTCATACGCCTTCGACAGGTAAGGGGTTTCGTACTCGTCAATCAACGTCTGCCATTCAGAAATGCCGCTTCTCGTGCACGCTAAGCCGATAGCTTCCAACATGCGTTCAGACAGCTCCGGGTACATGCCGGATTCAATCCCGATAATGGTCTGCTTAGCGAACTTGTAGTC